TCCGCCGGACCCCCTAGGACCTGGCCCGCGCCCCCTTCGGACCCCCTCCGCCCTACCTATTAAGAAAAGATTAATTTACTATTGCACCGGACCCCCTCAACCCTTTGTCTAATGCCGCCATGAATAACTCCCCCCGCAAATCCCGCCCTGCCTACATCCCCACTGACAACGACCGCGCCCGCGTCGCTGCCTATTATGATAACGTTTACAAGTCGCCGTCCGACCCCCTTCTCTCCCCGTCCGATTATGACGTGAACGGCGCGACCGCGACCCTTCGCGACGGCGGCGCAACCTACTTTGTCATGACCCTCCCCGAAGCAAAGGAAAGCGGCATGTCCCTTGATACTTGCGAGCGTATCCAATTCTTGGGCCGCGCTTGGCTTATCTCCCTTGCCTAATCTCTCCCCCAAAACCAAACCAAACCAAACCAAATGCAAATCCCTGAAAACAACGCCGAACGCCTAGCGGCCATTAATGCCGCCGGTGCCGCGCTCGCGTCCGCCATGTTCCCCTCCGCCGGATACAACCCCCGCGCCATTGGGACCGCGTTTGCCGACGCGCTCATGTCCGCCGACATGCCTATCGAGCTGGACCTATCAAACGAATGCCTTTCCCTAATCCTAAGCGCCGCGCAGTCGCGCCTAGCTGAGCATTATGATATGATACAGGCGGAAAGCTCCCTAAGCGCCGCCGCGTCTAAAATCCCCTCCCCGTCCTATCCCTCCGCCTAATCCCCCCATGAAGCTCCCCCGCCCCCGGCGCTCCCTCCGCGCCTACCTCATGAGCTTAATCGGCCGCGCGCTCCCCGCGTCCGTCCTTCTCCGCCTTAATCGCGGAAAGTAAAGCCCCCTAAGCCCCCTACCCCTGCCCCCGCTTGCCCCTGCGCTTGCGGGGGCTTTTGTTTCCCTACATGGCCGGATAGGGGAAGGGGAAGGGAAGGGAAGGGGATTGAACCCGTCCGGGCTGCCCCCTGCCCTTTGCAATAGGGGGAAGCGCTGCCCTACCCCTGCCGGCGCTGCCGGTAATCCCCTGCCGCCTTCCCCCGCTTGCGCCGCCTGCCGGCCTGCCGCCGGACCTGGCCATGCCGCGCTGCCGGCCCTTGCCCCCGCTTGCGCCGGCGCTTCCCCTGCCGGTCCGCCGGTCGCGCCGCCGGCGCTGCCGCCTGCCGGACGCCTGACCCCTGCCGCGCCGACGGCGCTTGCCCCCGCGCTCCCCTGCCGCCTGCCGGCGTCCGGTCCGGCCGATCAGGGAAAACCGGGGGGTTTTGGCGGTTTTCAGGGGTGCAAACCGACCGGGGGAGGGGGTAGAAACCCCACCGGCGCCCGAAATCCTAGCGGGTTCACCCCCATGGACTTTTTCTGCAATAAGTAGGGCTTAGGATGGTCATTAGGGAAACTAATAGGGTAAGTCTAAGTGCGGGACTGGCTTGACAGGGCAGGGTTGTACCCCCTCTCTTGACTCTCCCCCACACCCCCCTCAGTCCCCCTGCTCGGGGGATGGGGTTCAGAGTCCGTGAGGACGGAGAAGCCCAGGGGTGACAAACAGTGAACGCAGTGAGCGCACTAATAGTTGTAATGGGTAAAAGGGTGCATAGGGTTAAGGCATGAACCGCGATGAATGTATCAGTGAGAGTAGCTTGCCGGATGCCCTTGGGATCAGCCGTAAGGAACTCGTAGCGTTCCGCAAGGAGTGCTTTGAGGGGTTGGACTGGGTGTACGAGCCGAGCCGGAGGGTGAAGAGCACCTGGAAGGTCTTGTGGACGCCTATCGGCATGATGAAGATCAAGGCTAGGTTTAAGCTCGCTGATGAGGAGGTGAAGGAGGTCGAGGAGCAGATCAGTGTCGCTGCGCAGGAGTGGGACGGGGTGGTCGTGGCTCGGGTGCGCAACCCCCGGATGATTATCTGTAAGGTCGGCAAGGAGGAGGTTAAGGTGATGGTCAAGGATAACTCTAAGTTCGTGCCTGGGATGCTGGTGCCGCTGCGTAAGGACGCGGGGCGCTGGGTTGCCAAGCGTCATCCTCGCTTCGGAGGGAAGTGGTAATGGCTAGGAAGAAGAAGGCGACGGGTAAGCCGGCTAAGCCGAAAACGCGGGCAAAACGTCGAAAGCCTGACGGCTTAGATGTAGCGGCGTTCCGGGTGGACGATCTGTTCAACGGGCGCAAGGCTGGGTCGTTTAGCTTGAAGGAGGAGAGCATCGACGAGCAGATGCAGGGATTTCTGGCCGAGTTCTCGGAGAGGGCGCCGGGTTACGTCGAGCAAGGCGCTTTTATCGTCCAAGGTAAGGATGGGCGCTGGAAGGTCGTGGTCTTCGGCGGGACGGACTTCGAGGACGTGATGGGGAAGGTGCTCAGGGTGGGGATACTGGGATTAGCGCAGGGAGCCGAGGAAGACTGAGGATTAGTTTGACTTATCCTTGCCATAAGGGAAACTGATGCCGCTATGAAGAACAACAAGAAGCACGAAGCCCGCGAGTCCAAGAAGCACGAAATGCGCGAGGACAAGGGTCTGATGAAGGGCGATTACGCTAAGATGGAAGCCATGATGCACGGCAAGAAGTCGAAGGGTAAGAAGCTCGGCTACAAGGGTCGCTGATCCGGGTGCAGCTCACTCCGCATCCAGTCATCCGGCTTCCGAGTACCGACGAGCTCAAGGCTCTGAAGGAGAAGCTGGGGGCTGAGAAGCTCGCGGAGATACTGCGCATCCGTGAGGAGAAAATCCTCGCTGAGAAGCAAGACCCGTATCGTCACGGCTATGAGCCTTTTCACTGGAAGGCGGCTGATGACTTTTTGCAGCAGTACCAGGAGGTGTGCGTCTTGGGTGGCAACCGAGCCGGCAAGACCGAATGGGCGGCTAAGCGCGTGGTCGCGGCGATGGTTAACATCCCGAACGCCCGCGTCTGGTGCTTGCATACGACGAGCCAGTCCTCGATCCAGATGCAGCAGAACGTCATCTGGAAGTACCTTCCGCCTGAGTTCAAGGGGCTGAAGAAGGGACGAGTTACTAACATTCAGTACACACAGAAAAACGGCTTCTCTGACGGCACGTTCATCTTCCCGAACGGCAGTCAGTGCCACTTCATGAACTACGCTCAGGAAAGGCGGGTCATCGAAGGCGGCGAGTGCGATATCATCTGGTGCGACGAATTAGTCCCGCTGGACTGGGTGGAGACGCTGCGCTACCGAGTCGTCACCCGTCGCGGTAAGCTCATCGTGACGTTCACCCCGGTGCAGGGCTACTCGAACGTCGTGAAGGAATACGTCTCTGGTTGCAAATACTTGGAGACTAAGCCTGCGGCCATTCTCGATCCCAAGCATCAGCACGTCCCTGGCGTCCCACTAGGCCACATGCCGTATCGGGCGAAATCCAGAGGCAAGGACGCTGGCGTCGTCTGGTTTCACTCTGAGTTCAACCCTTATAACCCTTTCGACGAACTCAGGAAGACCCTTGATGGCAAGACTGCTTACGAGCGAAAAATCCGAGCCTACGGCTGGGCGGATGGTCTAGCCGGGGCGCAATTCCCGAGGTTCGGGGACGCGAACATCCTGAAGCCGGCGGATGTGCCGAAGGAAGGCACGAACTTCATGGTCATCGACCCTGCTGGGGCGCGTAACTGGTTCATGCTCTGGCTGCGGGCGGTGGGGACGGGTGAAAACACTAAATGGTACATCTACAAGGAGTGGCCTGACAAGACCTACGGGGAATGGGCGCTTCCGGACTCTAAGCTCGACGGTAAGGCTGGGGCTGCTCAGCGCGCTGGCGGTGGACGCGGTATCAATGAATACAAGGAGACGATCCGAGACGTCGAAGCAGATACGACGATTTCCGAGCGTTTTATTGACCCGAGAGCCGGGGCTACCCAGGCGGCGGGCAAGGAGGGCGGTACTTCGCTCATTGAACTCCTAGAGACTGACCCTGATCCGATGTACTTCACGCCGGCGGCTGGCATTAAGATCGAAGAGGGCATCGCTATCATCAACGACGCGCTGGCCTACGACCAGAACCAGCCCGTCACGGTGCTCAACCAGCCGAAACTCTTTGTTTCCGAGGATTGCGATAACCTCATCTACTCATTGAGGGAGTGGACGGGGGCCGACGGGGAGAAGGGGGCGTCTAAAGACCCTATCGACTGCCTGAGATACCTCGTAGTCATGCAACCTGAGCAAGAGGATGAGGCAACCTGGAAGGCAACCCGTGGTGGTTCGTATTAATTTATGCCAAAAGACCCAAAAGACTATCCAATCGTGCTTTCGCGTTCGCTTGCCGAGGAAATGACGGGCATAGACGTACGAGAGCTCGATAATCTTCGCAAGAAGGGGCTTGTCCGGTGTTTCAAGACTCTCGGAGGGCAATACCGCTTCCATAAGCTGTCCTTGATCCAATATATCGAGTCAAAATCCCACTACTTTACACAAATCAATGCAGAGCAAGTACAACAGGAGCGATAAGCTCGTTTTTGCGAGCGATACGCCTGATATCCAAGAACTCCAGAGCGAGTTCGATCGTTCTTTGACGAACGGTGGCAATATCAGCCGCATTAACAGCAACGACGACATCCGCCTTGCTCGCTGGGAAGGCCAGAGCGACGACGGCAAGAAATACAGCCGTAATCAGCGCGACGGCGAGGGTGCGTTCCCGTTCGAGGGGGCTTCCGACGTCCGCGTGCGCCTAGTTGACAGCATTATCAATGAATTAGTGATGCTTTTGGTGAACTCTTGGCAGCTCGCCCGCATCCGCGTGACCGGCACTGAGTACGGAGACGCCAGCACCGCTGCCGCTGTCCAGACCCTTGCCCGCTGGATCGTCGAGAACAAACTCCGCGCCGACCTCGAACGCGAGGCTGAACTTTGGGCGCAATACTCGCAGAATTACGGATGGGCGGTCATGCACGTCGGCTGGGAGCGTCGCCTGGGTAGCCGGGAAGTCACCGAAACCCTGCCTACGCTCGAAGAACGCGCGGCCATGGATGGCGTGCTCGCTGAAGCCCTGCGCCAGATGGTTGCCACCGGCGCCTCTGATATCACGGCTGATTTGTTCGCTAATGCCCTCGGTTGCTCGTCCGATGAAGCCCGTCGTATCGCTACGGAGCTCCTGAACTCAGGTGTTTCGACGTATAGCCAGCAATACAACCGGATCAACCTCCCTGTTTGCGCCGCCCTGAAGCCTTACGAGGAAATCAGCTTCCCGCCGGAAACCTTAGACCTTCAGGACGCCCGCGTCATCTTTAAGCGCACGTTCATGTCGGAAGTCGAGCTCCGCGAGATGATTAAGGCCGACGGATGGGACGAAGCCTTCGTCGAGGAAGCCGCGAACACCGCCGGCAAGTCCGCTTACCTCACCGATCCGAACCTAATCCCGGTCACGTCGAACGTCTCGAACGCCATGCACCGCGCGGACAACCTCATCGAGATTGTGTACGCTTACAGCCGTCAAATCGACGCGAACGGCGTGCCTTGCGTTTATTACACGATTTTCTCTCCGCAGACGAGCCAGGTCGAGACTTACGCTAAGCACACTAAGCTCGATTACGCTCACGGTGAGTACCCGTTCATCGAACTCCGCCGCGAGCGCCTGAAGCGCGCCGTCGTCGAGTCCCGTGGCGTCCCTGAGATTGCTTTCACCGACCAGGAGGAGATTAAAGCCCAAAAGGACAGCCTGCGCGACCGCACTGCCTTTGAAACGCTCCCCCCTATCAAGGTAAAGAAGCGACTCGGCACCCAGAACCAGATTGCCCCCGGTTCCCTGCTCCCCGTCACGACCCCTGACGATTACTCGTTCCTTTCGCCGCCCTCGGGCAATCCTACACTCGCCTTCAACCTCATTGATCGTGTGGAAGCCCAGAACGCGGCCTATTTCGGCCTGTTCAACCCCGCTGTCCCCCCGCAGAAGACCCAGATGACCCAGCAGTTCGTTGTGAATAACTGGCTTACGGCTTGGAGCCGGGTTCTCAAGCAGATGGTCAGCCTGTCCGTCCAGTACCTCGAAGGCAGCGAAATCGAGCGCATCGTCGGCACGCCTATCGTCATGACGCCGAACGAAATCTCGCAGATGTACGATATCGGCGTTTCTTACAACGTCCGCGAACTCGACACCGATTACGTCATGGAGAAGCTCAAGGCCATCGCCTCGTTCGTCGTCCCGATGGACGCTGGCGGCGTTATCGACCGCAATAAGCTCACGGCGCGCTTTATCGAGGCTATCAGCCCTGAGTCGGCCAAGGACTTGCTCTTGGATCAGAAGACTGCCTCCCAGAAGCTCTATAACGACGTCCAGACGGATATCGCTAAGATGATGGCCGGCATGGAAGTCCAATACGTCGAAAACGACCCAACCGCCGGTACTAAGCTCCAGTATCTCCAGGATATCGTCCAGAAGAACCCGAAGGCTCAGCAGCAGTCTCAGAGCGACCCGCAGTTCCAGGCTCTTATCCAGAATTACATCCAGAACCTCCAGATGAGCGTTCAGCAGCAGCAGAACAAGACCATCGGGCGCCTAGGCGTCACCCCTGTCTCGGATAAGATGGCGCAGGAGGGCCAGCAACCCGGCTATGGCGCTTGACCCGAAAGAAGTCAGGCGGACGCTCGGCTTCGAGAAAAACGAAGTCTTTGACGCTGTTCTCGCGTATATGGACTCTGCTATCGCCGCTGAAGTCGATCGTGCTATCTCTTATAGCATCGAAGGCGAAAAGAGGGTTCACGCTTGCGGACGTGCCGAAGCTCTTAGGGATTTCCGGGATTTGCTCCTCACTGAGCAGTCGGAAGCCCTCCGCGAGCGTTTCGGGGTCAAGAATAATGCGTAATCTTGCCAAACCTCGCAAGCGGGGCTGACCCCCGTTGACTTACATCATTTTAGGGCGTTACTGCCCATACGTCCTCTGAGTGGACGCAAAACTCTCTGAATATGGAAGATAACACCAACGCCGAGATCGGAACGGCTCAAAACAACCCCGAGGTACAGTCAAACGCCCAGTCAGGGGCATTAAACCAAGATAAGCTCGCGGATATCCTCCGTAGCACCCTGTTCGCTGACGCTGAACAGGCGGCACAGCCCGAGGCCGGTGATGAGGGCGAAACCCAGACGGAAGTCAAGGACTCCAACGACGGCGAAGCGTCCCAGCAGGACGAAGTA